CGACCTATGAAAAATTTGCAGTGTCTTCCACATCTTGTTCTGTGGGGATTGTCTTCATCATCTCCACCAAGATGGTTGTTCCTTGTTCATAGATGGAACCCGGTGTCATTCCAGCTTCCAACAATCGTTCCATGACCTTGAATCCAAACTGGATTGGGTCACCACTGTGGACTGGATAGGCTGGAAGGCATTTTGCATGGTCAACTGCAACAGCAATGGCAGCTGCACACAGTCTTCCAAGTTGTGCTCTGTTGGGTTCTGAACCCCAGATTGCAACAAAGTCCAAACAGACTGCAATGCTGTTTGGAAGCTGGATGTCATGTTCACCAAGTTTCTTCAAATTTACTTTCATTGTGTGTACCTCTTATTTGATAAAAGTTGGACCACCATGCAGGCAGTCCAAACTTTTTTGAAATTTTAATCACTCGATTATGCAGGTCCTGTGACTGTTGCACCACCATAGCAAGTGAAGTTCAATGTGAATGATGATGGGTCACCTTCACTGAAGTCCAAAGTGCAAACACATTTGGACAATGTGACTGTGTGGTCTGCATCATCACCAAAGTCTGTTCCTTCTGCAGTGTACTTGATGTCAACACAGTAGTGTTCCACATATGGTGTGCCAGTTGTACCAGTTGAAGTGTTTCCAGAATAGTTTCCAGACTGTTGGATGAAGTCACGTACTGAACCAGCTTCTGAACCATCTGTGAATTGTCGGAAGTGGAATGTGAATGAACCAGTCACAGCTTGTTCATCTTGTTTGCGAATTGCAGCGAAGTTTCCACGGTCCATGACAACCAGTTCACTGAATTGTTGTGGTTGACTGAATGCAAAGTTTCCATCTTCATATGCAACTTCCAAAGTCACTGGAACACCAGTGCCATCGAGCAATTCAATCTTGCCATCTCGTTTTGTTTTGGGGATTACTGAATAAGCCATTGGTGGCCTCCATTTAGATTGTGTGTAGGGCGGTAAATTCTATACTGATTATACAGTATTCTTGAGAGTCTGTCACTTCTCTGGTTGAACTGTTGTATCGAACAGTGAATCCATTGTTGGGTGTCGTGTATGCTGATAAGATGGCATTGATGACATTCTCTTCTGCATCCAGTGCATTGTCATAATCTGTTGGGTATATGTCCAATGGTCTCAACCGATATGCAAACAGAACCCGGACTGGAGTATTGACATAAACACCCACCGCCCTTCTTTGTCTTTCATCAACAGCTGTACTGGATGCCAACTGGACACCAAAAGCAAGATGTGCAACCGTGTTCTCAGTTCTTCCAAAGTAGTCTGGACTGTGTTTGGATTCCTTGAATCCTGTCAATCCATCCACTTTGGCAGCGATTGCTGCTCTGATTGCACTGAATTTCATCTTCTTCTTCTCGAGCTTCTGAATGTTCCATACCGACCCGGTTGATTCAAGAATATCACAGGATTCTTGGCTTGTCGATTATTGGGCTGGTCACTCTGGCCATCATGGTCATAGTCATACACAAAGTTGATTTGCTTCCAGTCATGTGTGTACTGTCTGAAGTGTTCACTTGCCAAGTCCAGATATCTTCCATTGGATTGTCCAAGACTGCTGTGGAAGTCTCTGAAGATGTAATACAATGACAAGTTCTGGTGTGCAGTTCTGAAGGCTTCTGGACTCATCACAAGATATTCCAGACCACCACCTTCTGTTCTCATTCTCTGAATGATTGTGAACCATGCTTCATCAATATAAGACTGGTAGGATGTCAGGTTGCTGGGGCGAATATCAGCTAGTTGGGAATAAGTAGATGTTAGGTCACCATCTGAGACAACCGGGTATAATCTTCTTTTCACCAATGCTGCATTACGGCGAAAGTTGAACACCCCACCAGTCAATTGTATTTCCCATTCTTGCAAGTACCCTTCACCCAGTTCCAATGTTTCAGCCAAGTTGGATGAACTGTGTGTGTATTGTGGAATGTTACCGGGATATGTTCCGGCTGCTTCATCCACAATCTTGTCTCCATTGGGTGCTATCAAACTGTACTTGACATCTGTTGGAACCATCAAGACACCATCTCGATATATTGGAAGTGTGGTCAGTTGGGTCTTTCCACGTTCCAACAGTTCTGGAACTTTAATCTGGGGTGCATAGGGTGTTGAATTACTCATTTTATGAATCCTTCATAGATGGCCATTCCAATGGTCTCGTATTCTTGAATGAAGTCATTCATGTCTTTGACCACTTGGTTCAGTTCATCAAGTTGTTGTCTTTTCTCTGGAACGTGTTGCTGTTTTATCAGTGCTTCTTTCATCCGGCCACTGTTCTTGTCCAGTGCAGCCAGTTCCCAGAAGTGGGGTTCTGGATTGCCAAGCATGTTGGAACGTAACATATTGACAGACCAGTCATGGAATCCATCGGTGTCCATCTTCTCAATCAGTCGATTGGCCACCACTCGAATGTTCATCCACTTTGGAACATGGTATCTTCCACCACGTACTTGATAAACATGCATATAATCGTATTTTTGTGGGTCAAGATAGACCCATCCATCTTGTTGCAACTTACCTATTCTGGAACCCGGATTGCCAATTTCACCAGATATCTGATGAATACCATTCACACCAGGGACAACTCTTTCCATTCTCAAGTGTGGAATAAAGAAGCCCTTTTTGACTGTCTTGGTTCCCTTTCCAGACTTGACTTCAACATCACGATAGACAAAAGACCAGTTGGATGGATGCCATTTGTAATAAAATGGATGATTGGGTCTGACTGGAAGCAGATTCTGTTGTTGTTGGGCCATTGGTGCCCATGGTTGTGGTTGCATTGGATTTTTCATTGTGTGTACCTCATTTGAAAAGATGGGTGGCAGTCAGACCACCACCCATATAATATTTAATATTGAATCTGATTAGACTGCAGAAATCAACAAGCATCCACGGTCATTGTCAATGATTGACATTCCCAAGTAAGCATGACCAACAATCTTGGTCAAAGCTTTGTCAGCTTCTCGTTCCATCTCAATCATCACTTCACCCATTTCCATGGATTCAGCAGCACCAGCCAAAGCTGTTGGCATACCAGTTGCAAAACCAATTGCACCAGCTGCGAACAAAGCACCTTGATGGTCAGTGCTGTCATTGGTCACATGTGAAGAAGTGTAGATTTCAACACCCATGAACTGACCTTTGTAGTGGCTACCTTTAGCACTGATTGCTTCATACGATGCTGGAACGAATTGCAAGATACCATTGGTCAAAGAAACAATGTCATCTTGTAAGTCTGCCCATTGCTTTGGATGCAATACAGCAACGTATGGACCTGGGGCACCTTTGTTTGATGCAGCTGCTTCCAATGCTTGAATGGCATCCAAGAACTTGTCAACATCCAATGCTGCACCAGTTGAACCTTTAACTGTAGTGAATCCAGCAATGGTGGCACCAGTCAAGTCAGCAAACAAAGCATCATAAGATTTGGAGATTGATTCAGCAATTCGGAATGGGTCAATGTCGCCTTGGCCCAAAGCTGTCATGCCAGCCAAGTCACTGATTTCATATGCTAAAGCTTGTCTTTTGACAACAACATCAACATGGCCATCAGTCAAGTTGGATGGTGAAACTTGATTGGCTTCGGTTGCACCAGTGAAAGCTGTGAATCCATCATATCCATCAAGTCCAGCTTTGCGAACTCGGATGGTATCTGAACCCATACCATTGATTGAACCTACAAAGTCCATGAATGGGGTATTTCGGAGGTTTGTTGAATCGGTTAAAAGAAGTCGGATTTCTTGAGAAATCATCTGTGCTAGTCGTAAATCACCAGACAGATTGTTCTGTGTAATTGGCATAATAAACACCTAATATGTGAGGTTGAAGGTTTGGTTGGTTTGGTTGTGGATTACTGCTGTTAACGGTTGCGAACCTTCCACATCAAGATGTCATTGACTATATTGTACAGCATAATTTCAGAGTGTGCAACATAAACAAAAAACCCACCCGGTTAAGGGTGGGAAAAAGTGAGGTACAAAACTTTTATTTAGGGAAAATATCAACGGTTAGATTGAAACAACGATTTCAGCACCAGTCACATTGATGACTGACTTCACCTTGACATTGTTGGAATCAACCAGCTGGACATCCAACTGAATCAAGTTTCCACTGGAATCATATGCAGACACATGAACAATCTTCTTTCCAAGACCATGATTCAAGGTAGCAAAGGTATTTGCAGTCAAGTTCTGTGGTGCGAACTCTTTTCGGAAGTCATCAATGTCAACAAGGATTTGACCATTGGTAACACTTGCCAAGTTTCCAGCTGAACTGTCAGCTGTGATTGCTGCTTGCGCTCGTGCATTGGTGAAGTACAAGTTTGCACCTTCAGCAACATCATCAGTAGTTGCATCCAATGCATATTCACCATTACTGTATGACAAGCCATCACCTGCTGTGAATTGTGCAAAGATGTCAGACAATACCACAGACAAGTCACCATTGGCTTCTTTAGTGAGCAACTGAACTTCAGGACTGGTCACTGACTTGATGTTGATTGCAGAACGGGCACGGGCATCTGTGAAGTACAGATTTGCACCTTCAGCAATATCATCAGTGTCAGCTGTCAATTCGAATACACCAGTTGAAGAAGTGTATGACAGACCAGCACCAGTGACAGACACAGCACCACGAGCACGGGCATCTGTGAAGAATAAGTTGGTTGCTCCAGCTTGTTCCACTACATCATCAGTGTCCACAGCCAATGCGATTGCACCAGTTGAACTGTTGTATGTGATACCGTTTCCAGATACACTGATTGCACCACGGGCACGGGCATCTGTGAAGTACAAGTTTGAAGAACCTTCTGCAATGCCATCAGAATCAACGTTCAAAGAGAATGTTCCATTGGCGCTGCTGTAGGACAATCCAGTTCCAGCAGCAAAGAAACCACGGATTTCACCTTGGTCTGCTGTGAATTCACCAGTTGCAGCATCAAAGTCAATACCAGAAGAAGCAGACAAAGCAGCACGAACTTCAGCATCTGATACATCTTGTCCTTCAATCTCAGTCCAGTCAGCATCTGTACCAGCTGAACCACCATTGTGAATGTAAGTTTCAGCACGACCAGAAACACCAGTCAAAACAATGATGTCACCTTCTTGTTTTTCATCTCCATTGCTGTAGTTATTAGCAATCCAGTTGGCCAAAGAAGTTTCAGTTGTGTCAACAGATACATCAGTGATGGTCAATGGCTTCAACTTAAGTTGTTTCTCTCCATTGACAGTGACTAGTTCTGCATAGTTTGCAGAATCAGAAGCAATACCAACAACAGCATTGGCTTCAAGATATGAACGGGTTACGGCATGGTTGTCAGCAGTTGGGTTCTGATTCAACTGGACAACACCTTCAAAAACATTTGTGGGTGCAAGGAATTGCATGGTTATACTCCATTATGGATGGTTGAGATTAGTTCATTGATACTTTATCTGATGACAATGATTCCTGTGGTTGCATTTACGAAACTCACCACCAGTTGATTGGAATTTGTGTGTGTTACTTCTGCATATACCACAGTGCCATTAATCAGCACTTGGACATTGGGAATGTAGTTCAGATTGTGTGTGATTGTAACTTGGGCCACATTGGAGAATGGATATTCTTTTGGCCTACTTGGAAAAAACGTTGCTTTTGCCATGTTCTTTGTACCTCTAGCATTGTTGTTATTCTTCGAATATTAGTGTGACCTCTGCACTGGATGAAGACTTGGTTGCAACTTGGATGGAACTGTTCTGATTGGTTCCACGACCACGACTGATTGTCATGTATCCACCAGACTTGATGAATATCTTGTGGACTCCAGTTGTGGAACCTCCATCTGTTCCTTCGAATGAAACATAGATATCATGTTGTTCACATCCCACTGTGATTGTTCTGGTCTTCCCTGGAAGAACCACATCAGTCCATGTCTGGACTGCATTGAAGTTCCTGATGATGGGGAATGTGTTTAGACTTTTATAGTCTTGGCTCATTTTTTACCCCAGGCTTTTCTGATTGCATCTCGGTTGGCTTTGTAGAATTCAAAGTCTTCTGCACCACGTTTCAAGATATCTGTGGACTGGACTGGTGCTGGAGCTGTTCCAGTGTTGGTCTTTGGAGCAATCAAAGCTGGTTGTTCTGGCTCTGGTGCTGTTGTGGCTTGTTCGGTCACTTGTTCGGTCACTTGTTCTGGTGCAGCTGCAGTTGTGTTGGACTGAAGATGTGGTCTCAGTGTCACTGGTGCCTTCGATGGGTCTTCTTTCATGGATGTCAGCCAGTCATTCAATGATGGTGCTTTGTCATCACCTTTGGTGGCCTTCTCGTATTGCCATTCCACCAGTTCACGAACTTCTGGGTCTGTGATTCCAAGTTCTGACATGGCACTGTGTCTGGAATAGCGATTGTTGGCACTTTCCAATTCAGATTCCAGTTCTTGGACACGACTGGACAACTTCTGAATCTTGGACAGTTCTCCAGATTGGTTGTCCAACTGTTCTTGGATGGTTGCAGCTGCTTCTTCTGCTGCAATGGCTCTTGCACTTAGCTTCTGGATTCTGTCTTTGAATGCATTCTCGATATCTGCTTTCAAAACGTATTCTTGACCTTCATGATTTATTGTGTTCATCTTTGGTACCTCGGAGATGTTGGTTTTTATGGAAAATTAAGTCTGTGAAGATGGCTGTGGTTGCTGTCTTGTTATCCCATTGCTTTTCATCAACCAAGTCCATGAACTGTCCAAGGGTGGCCAATGGAAGCCAATGGTCATACAAGTCCAACATTCTCATGGTCCGTTCTTTGGTGAATGCATACTGACAATGTGGATGGACAATTCTGATGGTCTCCACCAAGTGAATGTCCATGATTGTGGACATCCATTCCACCTTCCCTGTTTGGATTGGAAGTGGTTCTTTGCACTGTTGACAGTTCAATGGTTTCCAAAGTCTTGGCATCATAAGAATTCTGCTCTCTCTCTTCTGATTTGAATCAAATAGTCTCTGGCTTCTCTGGCATCCATGTCATCATACATCATCATAACTGCTGTAACTGGGGATATCAGACCAGCATTCATCTTGGCAATGATGTCTTCACGTTGAGCACGCATTTCTTCTGGTGTCAATGGCATACTGTGGTAGGATACCCGGTATCCATCTTCTGGAAGATTGGTGCCAAGATAACGATTTGATAACATGGCTGTTTTGGCCAACAGTTCTTCATCACCCATTCTGAAGACTGGTGCAAACTTCTTCTGTGCTTCACGTTGTCCAGCTTTGGACACTGCCAATGAATATCCGCTTCTTGGGTCAGCTGCTGTTCTGGAGATGTCACTTGGTGCCAGTCCTGCACTCAGTGCAACACGGACTTCATACTTGGACACAGCTTCCAACAAGTCCTGTGGGTCTGTAGCAATCCCAAAGGAACCCACCATTGGTTGTCCTTGGGCATCTGGGTCTTGGGTGAACACCAATATGGAAGATGGGTCTGTGGATATGGATGCTCTTCTGGCAACACTGTTCTGGTCCATCTGATTGAGACCAGCCAAAGTGAGACCAGCAACATATTTTTGTGACCAAGATGCAGACTTCACCAAGTGTGTCCACATCGAATATAGAACTGCACTGGTCAAAGAACCATACACCATTTGTGAACCTGTGTATGTATCCCACAGATATCCTGTCTTTTCAGCATGATACAAGACAATTGGAATGAATGGAACATTGTTCTGGTCTCGATATGGATATGTAGGCCCTTGATGCGTTGGGTGGCCCATGTACACTTCAGACACATCTGCACCAATGGAACCATCATTGTTGACTTCAAACATTCCAAAAGATGGATTGTCCATGTTTCTGATGTCCATGATGTCCACCACCCAAACATATTTTCCATCTTGATTCTTTCGAAGTCTGTATTCTTGATAATAGACTGGCACATCTGGCTGGTCTGGATGGGATTCACAATAGACCAAGTCAGGAGTGACCAACCTGTATTGGATACCGGGAACGCGTGCTGGACTGTTTTGAGTGTGTGGATTCACATCAATTCTGATGATGGATTCTCTTAGACCAATGACCATCTGTTGTCCACGTTGCATCAACTGCCACAATCCAGCTTTGGTGACAAGACCTTCACGACCAACCAAGTCATTGATGTCACCATTCATATTGGTCACAGCTGGTGTTTCATGGTACAACACTGATAACTGTCTGGTGATTTGTTCAAAAGGATTTGAACTCATGTCACTTGGTCCCCAGGCTTCCCTTCGGTCTGGTGGAAGATGTCTTGCCAATTCATCTTCCAAGTCTTCTTCCCATGCTCCAAGAATCATTCTTCTTCGAAGTCCAGTGTGATCCCATCTGGCTTGTTCTCCAGCATTGGGTGCAAGTGGTTTCATCGGTTTATCATTGAACATTGTCAGAACCTCAAGTGAGATGGTGAAGTGAATCGTGTATTTTCAATAACTGGTGTGACTGCATACCGCAATGCATCCACGCAATGGCCCCATTCATCTCTGGACCTTTCAGACTGTGTCTTCTTCATTGTCCACCGTTGGATTGAATGGATGGTCCGTTGGCACCTTGGATTGATGAAGAACTGTCTTCTGGCCATGATGGAATGTATCATTGCGCTACCGTAGTATACACTGTATCTTGGCTTTCGTATAGTCCTAATTCGAAAGGGCAATTGTGGCATTCTCAGAATGGATTCAAAGGCTCGCATCAGAAGACTGTTGGACATCTTGCCACTTCCATTCTTCCCACTTCCAAAGTGGACATTGTCACCAGTCCATTGACACTGAGCTGGTTGCAAACTGTTTCTGGTCAACATCTCCAAAATGGCCCTTGCATGCGCTTCTGGTGGAGCAGAACCACTGACATATTCATCTAAGACATAGACCCATGGTTCTTGTGGATTACTGAGATTGACAGCAGTCAGAATGGCAATCTGGGTGTTGGGTTGACTACCATGGTCAATGCCCAATGCAAATTCATAGTTGGCAGCTGGTGGTGGTGCTGTAGATATCATAGATTCATCAAAGCAATCAAAGACCCGGCCTTCTGGAACACCAACCACCCAATCACCATTCAATCTGGCATTCCTGTCAATGGGTAAATAGGTTTGACTGATTCTGTCAATCTGTTCTTGGCTCAATGTGGGTTGACAGAACTTTGGTGTGGTGTCTGCAACTGTCAATGGTGCCTTGGTGCAACTGATGACACCATCTTCCACCAACTTCTGCATGTATCGGACATCTTGTCCAACTGGTGTCATGGTGACTGCAATGGTTCCAGTCTTCCCACCGGCTCCACCTCTCAGTGTTCTGGCTGCAATCTCATTCCAGACATCCTGTGGAACGGGTTCATCGACATGAACGAAGGAAGCAGTGAATGATGCCAGTCCAAGACCTTGGTTGGCTGTCTTGATGTAGATGATTGAACCATTGTTGAATCTGACTATTGGGTGGATTCCTCTGAATCCCTTCCCTGGTACAAACTCACACTCTGGATGCAATGCACCTTTTGGACACATGTTATATAACTTTTCTTGAATGGTCACAGACTGTTGGTGGCTGTGTGTAATCAAGTATGCTTGAATAGGTGGTGGGTCTGTCTGAATGAATGGATGGGTGCCAAGACATCTGTGCAACAGCTCCACACATCCTGTGGTGGTCTTGCCAACTTGGTTTCCACCAAGGAAAAGTTTGATTTTGGACTGGTCCTTCAACCAAGCTTCTTGTGGTGGAGTAGGACAGAAATAATCAAGGGGATTTTGAACCGCCCTTCTCTTCAATCGTCTGATTGACTTGGTGGCATCTCTAATTGTCATCTATGACAATCCCAATAGAGAAAGCACCATGTTTCAGAACTTGATTGAATGGTTTCTTTTGTAACTGTGAAACCACTTTGATGACCTTCAGAAAGTATTCCGTTCTTGGAATGCTGCCCTGTCTCCATCTCGATATCAGACTTTGATTGGCTCCAATCTCTTTGGCCAACCATGACAGGGTTCTTCCTTCCTTGGTCACTTGGATTCTGGCCCATTCTCCAAAGTTCATCATCTTCACCTATTCCATGACAATCACATGGTGTGCATTCACAGCATGGACATTCTTCTGTTGTGTCTTTGTTCTGCATTCTTCATTTCCGGGATATGTTGCAAGGCTTCAAACAGCAGCTGTGTTGGTCCTCGATGTTGTTTGGCACCAAAGACTTCACACAGTGCAATCAGATTCACCAGTTTTGGAAGTCGTTCATCATTCATCCATCTGCGAACAGCTGCTTCTGTCATTCCACCATTCACAGCCAACTTCTTTTCAGTCAATCCAGACTTACACATCTGTTGTGCAATCCAGTCACCAAAAGTCTTCACTTGCGTTTGTCCAATACTGCTAGACATATGTCAATCTCCATCTTGTTGTTCTTGCATTCTTCAATGATGAAGAAGGTGTTTGCAATGTTGCTGATTTCATCACATTCTTTCTGACTGGCTCCATCGCCTTCCCTGGTCTGCAATCTGCAAAACATCTCACGACATAGCATGTTGGTATTCTGTGTCATCCAGTCTTCAGAACATGACACAGCCAACAAGTCAGTGTCAGTCAGTTGTTTCCGAATCTCTTGTTCTCCAGTTGCCAACTTGCCTTGGATGGTTGCCAAGTCTGTCAATGCCTTGGACTGATTGTCCAGAATCTGTTGTTGGGTGGTGTCCTTGGACTGTAGCCACATGAATGTTCCTGTGGTGCCCATGGTTCCAACCAACAATCCAATCAGTGCTGCTGTTGTGATTGTCATTTCTTCATACCTCTTTTTTATTGATTGATATAACATTTCCCAAGTTTCCTATATCCGATTCAAGTCGTTGTCTCAAGATGGGTGGAAGCGAAATAATTGCTGCAGTGATTTCTTGAACCAGCTGGTCATCTGTTAGACCATCCAGTTCATCCATCATACCTTCTTCAGATTCAATCTGTCGTATCTGTGCAACCACTTGCAACAGCTGTCTTTGAAGAGCTGCGTAGGCTTGCCAAGACTCTGATGATTCTGCTTTGGCCATTCCACGTTTCAAGTCCACAGCTTGTTCCCTCAACAGTTCCAATGTATTGTCTGGAATGTCTTGTGGTGGTTCTTCTTGTGTCTGTTGTGGTCTGTCTTTGGAATAACCGTGTCTTCTTTCCAACATCCATGCACTGGCCTTCCAATCTTTGGAACTAGCTGCTGTGATTGTTCCAAGATGAACCATGGCACCTTCAATCTCTGCACTTTTTACATCGTTCAAAAATGTACAGTATGATTTATTTTTGGAGTCCTCGCCTTTTCTCAACCATCCCCACAATGTAGTTCGACTAATCCCGGCATAATCTGCTGCCATCTCATAAGTGCAGCCTGCTGCAATGGCTTTGATGATGCGTTCTCTTCTGGCTTTGGTGAACTTTGATGGTCTTCCCTTTTTCTTTGTCATGTCTGACATCTCCTGTACCTAGTTTTTTCTGGAAAAATTTCTGTATCGCAAAAGAAAGTCGCGGTGGTGGCAGTGCGGGGCCTGTTTGCTCCACACACATGGCTGTTGGGTGGCCACCAGTCTTCATCTTTTGTACCTCAGATATGAATAATTATATACAATATACACCGATATTGACCAATATATGGTCATTATGTGAATCGGAACTGTTTTCCTTTGTCATTCAGATTCTTCTTGGCTCTTTCAAACAATTCTTTGTCAGCTGTTTCAACTGTTCTTCCCTTACTCAGAAATGAATAGACTCTGGCTCTGGCCCATTGGTCTTGTGTTGCACCAGGTCTGTGTCCAACTGCCCAAGCTGCCAATCCTTTTTCATACACTTCTTGGATGATTGACCTTGGAATGTCTGTCACTCTGGATGTGGCCTTGATGAATCGGTCTCTGGTGGAACCAGTTCCCTTGGTGGTCTCTTCATTGATTACTTGTCTCAGTCCACTGGCTTTGATTCTCTGAGTGTACTTGGAAGGTTTTGTCTTGGCTCGTGCATCACCGGGCAATGGTTCAAAAGATTCCTTCTTGCCTGTTGCACGTTTTCTGATTTCTGCTCTTCTTCTGTCAGCTGTGGATTCACCCAGTCCAGAAGTGTACTTGGTTGGAACTTTTCTGGCTGCCATCAGTATCCCCTTCTTCTCAGTTCACGTTGATATCTTCTTCTGCGTTCATTGCGTTCTTTGATTGGGTCCTTCTTCTTCTTCTTCTTTGGTTTCCCTGGTATGTTCAGTTCACCATCTTTCAACATTCTAAATGCAATGGCTGTTGCTTGTTTCTGGGGATAGCCTTCACGCATCAATCGAATAATCTTTCTGGAGACTGCATAATCTTGCATTTCTTTTCTGGTGGCCATATCTAAATCCAATCATCATCAAAAGTTGTATCATCTTCTTTTGGAATCACTTCAGTCCGTTCTTCAGTCTCTGACATTTCTTCCAGTTGTTCTTCTTCTTCCAGTGCTTGCATGGTGTGCAAACATAATCTGATGACTGGCAATGTCATTTCATGATAAGTGTGCTGCTCGAATCTGACACCAGATTCAGACCAACTGACAAAGCATACTTGTTCAGCATCTGCATCAAAGACAATCCCTTCAGTGCTGTCATGCATGAAGTCCAGCCCATTGTGTTCACATAGTTCTGTGAAGAAGTCTGCATGAATGATTGGGTCAATGGGTTGATTGGATACAATCCCCTTCATCAACATTCCAACTGTGCCAATAATATCTGATATACTCATATTGACAATGTAACACATCAAAACAGGATTCACCATGCCAACTGTAACAGTACCCAAAGACATCCAACTGATTGCAAAAAGAGCAATCGACTTTAACATCTCACTACCCATGTCCAGAAGAGCTGCATTCAAAGATGAAGGTGGCAAAAGGGTTCCCGGTACTGGAATGAGGACTGCCAGAAGATTGGCATCTGGTTCTGTTGACTTGGAACAGCTGAAATTGATGGATGCATGGTTTGCAAGACATGGTGCATCAGAAGAAGAATCCAAGGCAAGACAGGACAGAACTTCCAAGGCGGCCATTGCTTGGGCTTTGTGGGGTGGAACACCTGCCAGAAGATGGGTCAAAAGAGCAATCAAACAACTGGAATCCAAGTGATTGAAATCAGATACCTTGTCGAAATATACAGATAAAATCAGATAAAATCAGATAAAATCACATGGTGTTTTCTTCTACTGTTCCCAATGGTTCTATACAGTATGTATATATATACTATATATAGTGTATTTTTTTCTGAAACTTTTTTCATTTTAGTAATTAAAAACATATAAACCTAGATATCGACATGGTCAAAACTGGTGATTTTTCTCTACAGTATCGATGCAAACTGGACAAAGTACCAACCAGTCATCTGATTTTATCTGTATATATCTGATTTTATCTGTATATTGAACAAGGTATTGGATGAAAAAAGCAAAAGAGACCACCCAATGGATGGCCCCTCAAACAACAATCAATCAAAGATATCTACTGGAGAAGATAGCTTCATATTCATTATATCATATAATCTGAATGCGGACAAGTTATCAACACTTGTGGATAAGTATTGTGGATAAGTTATCCACACCCTGTTGATAAGTTATCAACACTTATCGCTTTCTTCTCCACATTCTTGTTTTTTGCTCTCCACTGAAGAACTGTTCATATCCACAGTCACGACATATCTGGGCAATCCTGCGACTGAATCCACTGTGTTGCATTGCAGCTGACAGTTGAAGATGGTCCATGATTTGTGTGGTGGTTGCGTATCCATTGTTCATCTTGATGCATTCCAACACTTTGACTGTCCATGGGTCATCGATGATGAATGACTGTTGGTATTCCATCAACTTTTCTTCACTCTCTTCCAACAACCACCATTCCAGTCCTTGTCTGTAATAGTGCAGTGCTTCTGCCCACAGTTGGATTCGGTTCTGTTGGATGTACTCGATGTCAATCTTGGAACCCACTTCCACAATCCAGAATCTGCGTTCAGGACCATCACTCAGGAACTGATAGTCATTGGTGGATGCTGTGAACACTGTTCTTCTGCTTCGTTGGACTGGCATCTTGGCATAGGCCGGCCGGTATCGGTCACTGGCACTGGTCAAGAACTGTTTTGCATTGGCTGCTGTTTTGCCCTGGAGTGCATGCATTTCTGCCAGTTCCCATATCCAAACACCAGACTGGTGCAGCAGCTCATAGGAATCTTTGTGACTGATGTTGATATTGGAGTCTGAAAAGTATTCTTCACTGGCCAGTTCCTTCAGTGCTGTGGACTTTCTCATTCCTTTTGCACCCACCAACACCAAACATGTGTCCATCTTGCAACCGGGTTCCATGACTCTGGCCACACAACTGATGAACCACTTACAAGACATCTCAGTGACCAACTGTGATGCACCATCTGGAATCTTTGCATGAAGAATGTTGTGGAAGAACCATTGGATTCTGTCTTCACCATCCCATTCTGGAATACTGGTCAACCATTCCTTGATGGGTTCAATGGTCCGTTCTTGGGCTACCATGATGACACTGGCCCGAAGTGCTTTGTCTGTCACCTTGTATCGATAGTTTTCTTCAAACTCAAGTGCTATTCGCTCCATCATGGCATCATCAACCATTGTATCATGCAACAGAATCTTGTCACTGTGTTCATTGTAGCAAAGACTGGAATATCTTGGATCCTGTCTCAGTATGGTGGCTGTGTTGTATCTGCAGTTCAATGGTGTCAGCATTCCAGTCCCTCTTTTGGTCACCTTCCGCAACATGTCCCAAGTGTCAATGTCTGCATCTGGTGGATTCCCTTTGTCCTCCACTATCACACCAAGTTCATCTTTGGCCAATGCCATCAATGCCTTGAATCTGTCCATTTCTTGTCTTGTCATTTTTTATACCTATTTTGATTGTTGTATTGTTGTTATTGTGTGATGTTGATGTCCATGTCAACAAAGCTGCCCCACCATCCACAGCTGTTCTGGTGGTTGCATGTTGGCCACTTGTAACTGTTGGGAATCGAGGGTTCCAAACTGAAGTGAACACTTTGTCTAGAACATCCCGGACAAGTGATGTATCTTGCTTCATTGCCTTGGATGGTTGCACCCAGTTCATTGGCCACACGTTGTCTGAATCTGGAATCCATGAACACATCATCCATCGATGCCTTGCCATTCATATAGACTTTGGTGGTGGTCTTTGGTCTTGGTGGTTCAATGATTATATCTTCATAGTCCAGTTTCAACAAGTCTCCAATGTGGATGTGTGTCTGGTGGATGTGCTTTGGATGCTGTGGATGGTCTTCTGATTGTTCACTGGATGGAATCCCATATCTGAAGTACACCCTTGCACGGTCCTTCAGTGCTTTTGGGTCTGGTTCTCCACGACCAATCACATCTGTCCACAAGTTGGAAGCAGCAACTGCAGCTCTATCCCAATCTGCACCGGGAATCGGTTCTGCCAATGGCAATATGATTCTGTACTTGTGATGATGTGGTTTGTGACTGAATGAAGTGTGAACCAAGACTGTCCAGTCTGTAAACAGTCTCCATGAATCAAGTGGTGCAATACCATCATCCATATCAAACACCAAGTGATGGATTGCAATGGTGTTGGCCTTGTTTCGGTGTCCATGGGTGAATGTCGATGGAGACCACAAAGGAAGTTGATTCTTGTCATCCAGTGTACCCATGGAACCCAATAGACCCCTTCTCAGTCCATCGATGTCCACTGTGATTGTTCTGCCCCGGTTAGATTTTACATGGTTGAATGTGGTCAGTTTGAATGTTGTTCTTGTCATGTTGTTATCTCTCCAATAGGTCATCAATCAGACCACTGTTGACCAGCTGTGAACCAATCCATTGACTGCACTGTGGAACAATGGCATTTCCCAAGGCTTTCAATCTGTGTCTGTTGTTTCTTCTGGTAGTTCTGTCCAGTCCTGTGGGAATCCCATCATCCATTCCACGAATTGTGGGTTCAGGTATTTGGGATTCTCTCCAGAATGATGTGCTCCCACCACTACATGGATTGTTGGTGTGTCTCTTTTGTGTTCTGCTGGATACCCTCCTTCTTTGAACATGTGTGCTGTGGGTGTTGGAAGGTTTTTCATTCTGTGGTCTCCACTGCTGTATGTCTGACCTCTGACCAATCTTCTGTGAAGTCCTCCAGTCCCGTGTTTGTCCGGGTCGCTTGCTGTTGGGGTAGGCAATACAAAACCACCTTTTTCTGATGTGGGGTGCTCCACATTGTGCAGCTGATATAATCGACCATTGACAGTCATACCCGATTTGGGCAAGGCTTCCAATGACATCGGTTCCACCCACAGAAGTGATTGCTGCGACATTCTCCAACACAATGATTCTTGGTTCCAGTATGCCAATGATTCTGTGCATTTCCCACCAAAGACTAGATTTTTTCCCTTCATGAATACCTCTTTGTAATCCTGCTATTGATATGTCTTGACAAGGGAATCCACCACACAGGATATCAATGGGTTCCACTTGATTGTTGATTGTTCTGACATCATCATAGATGATTGCATTGGGCCAATGTTTGGCCAGTATCTTCTGACAGTATGGTTCTTGTTCACACTGCCAGACTGTTTCACTGTTGGGTATTGCTCTTTCCAGTCCGAGTTCAAAACCTCCAATACCACTGAACAGACTTCCAATTTTGATTGTCATGTTGTTTCCTATGATTGTTGTGTTGTTGTCATTGTGTATATTCTCCATTGTGTGTGTGGTTCTTCTGCTTTGGAACAATACCAGTCTTCAGCTGTGATGGACACCACTTGATTGTCATCCAACCATACTTCTGCTTTGGTCAACACATCCATGACCATCTTGATAAGATTGTCAATGTCTGGTTTGGTGGTCTTGGGTATTCTGGCCACTGTGTCTTTCTTCCGGTTCAGTCTCTGTGGTCTCTTATGACAGAATGTGATTGACAACTTGACTGGTCCATCCAATGGTGCATCCACAGCATCCAAGGCATCCAACATGGACTTCTGATAGTCTCTGGACTTCTTTGGTGTGTATGCACCGAATCTGGACATTCTTGGTCGACCAAGTGCAACCGGGTCACTGTGGAATGTTCCTTGGCTGTGAAGAACCCACATCATCTTTCCATCTCAATCTGGTCAGACCATTGTTGGAACAATGTTTCACCATTGACTGGATCCAATGTGGTGCATATTCTCTTCAATAGATGTACTTCTGGATATGATTCACCTCGAATCCACTTGTGAACAGTGTATCTGGAACATCCAATGGTGTGTGCAAGTGATTGGATGTTGGTGCAGCTGCTTTGGATGGCCATCTTCAACATCAACTTGAACTGTGGCTTCTGTAGTGCCAGAATCTTTTGTTCTGCCCAATCAACACAGCCTTGACTGGATGTGAAGTCAAGATGGCTGTAGGTTTGTCCATCATGGGTCAATACTGCTTCCCACACATAACAAGTGAACTGTGGATGCCAGTATCTTTTCACCACACCAACTGTTCTTCCATCAAACTTGATGTCTATGTTGTCTATGATGTCACCAAACCTTTTTCTGGCTGCTGTTCTTCCATGTCTTCTGATGTAGTCTCTGATTTCTTGTGTCATTGTTGTTTCTCCAGTCTTTTGATTGAATAGTTGTATTCTGGGATTGTTTGCAAGGCTTCATGGATTAGATTGATGAAGTCCTGTTTGTTTTGATTTGAATGCATAATCAAAGTTTCACAAAGAACTATAACAGTTGGAAACATCAATGGATGTCTTCTCAGATATCCCGGTTTCAGTATCGACAAAGTCACACCAGACTTTCTTGATAGTTCTGCTTTGGTGATGTTGTGTTCTTCCAGTTGTTTGTGAAACCAGTCAATGAATGTCATGGTCTCACCTCAGATATACATGAATGTTTGTTGGATGTGGACAATCATACCTGGTGTCATTCTTTCAGCTGTCTTCAGTCCAATCCAGTCATCTGTTTGGGCTATGTCTAACAGCCAAAACTTGGCTGCTGTCATGGTGTGGAATAACTTGGTCACCACTTCTGATTCTTCATCTTTCTTCCAGATTGCAATGTGAAATTCTCTCACTCTCATGCCAACACCCCATTGACCAATGTGGCAATGTATGCCAACAGTTTGAATGATGGGAATATCAAGATGGCCATTCCAAGTGCCAAGAAGAAGATTCCAATGTTGGTTCCAAGTTGTTTTGATTGTTGTCGTGTCATGTTATTTGTCTCCAGTTGTTGCTTTGATGATTTGAAGCAGTTTTTCATTGATGGTTATAATCATTCCAAGTCTAGACATCTCAGAATAATTTTTGTCTGCAGCTGCATCCAGAACCTTGTCTTTCAACAGCTTGATATTGTCTTCTAACACTTGTATCTTGTTCATGTGTACCTTCTTTGATAAGGAGGAACCCGAAGATCCCTCCGATTTGATTATTTGTTAGCATGGAAGTCCAATACATAATCCAATGAAACTCCCTCTGGGCATGTTTTCTCTAATGTTACTAGGAAGTTCTTGAAGATCTCGAAGGCTGCTTCCATATCACCTGAAGCCATAGCAGCGAAGAACTTCGCGCGCGAAGGATGGTTCGGATTCTTCTTGAAGAATACCATTAGAGTATCGATTCCGTTATTAGCTAGAATTTGTAGATCTTGATTTGTCATTTTGTACCTCTTGATTGTTGTCAGATGGGTTGTCCATCTGTTTATAATTATAAACACTTTTTTAGGGTATGTCAACAAAAACATTTATTTTTATTTGTGTTATACTATTGGCATGGCTACTTTCCACACAATGACAAGACAACAGCGCATGACATATGGTGAAAAGAACTTTCTCAAGTTCTGCAAGCCAATGGTGCAAGACATGTTCCCTGGTGAATGGCACAGCTGCAATGCATCCACATTGGACACAGACCATGGTGTTGATTTCATTGTAGTCAATGGGGCACAGACCACCACAATCAGTGCAAGATGTTGGATGGCCTATCCACAATCACACTTTGCACTGAGATGGAGAAGGACCGGTGCAATTGAACGACATCTGGAACTGGATTCCAGACTGGCAGCATTCACCAATGGTGAACTGATGTCTGATTGGACCATCGAGGGATTCCACTATCAAAACCGTTCATATGTGGCTGCTGTTCCAACCAAGATATTGTTCGAACATGTACACCAGTTTTATGATGCACTACCCACATTCCAGATATTCAACAACACTGACAGTGTGTACTTCAAAAGGATTCCATTTATCAGAATCCATGACCATGTTCACAAATTTATCGGTCTTTGTCCTGAACAACCCTGTCCAAACTGTTCTTGATGTCTTTTACATCATCTTTGATGACATCTACTTCACCATGAAGTTCCTTCATACTGACATTCAATGTCTCCAATCCTTCTCGGTATACTTGTCTATCTTCTTTGTGTGATTCCACGATATTGTCAATCTGTCGAAGATGTCTATCCACCCAGATTGGAAGGTGTTTTGCCAACCATCGTGCAATAAAGAATATAGCACTGACACAAAGTGCCAAAGCTGCCACTGGTCCTGTGAGAATTTCAAACATCATTTGTTCTGTCATTGTGAACCCCATCTTTCAATGCCTTGGACCATGCCAAGTGCCACTTGTGACATTCCAAAGGGTGTCAACAAGTCATTGTGTGTATCCATGAAAAAGGGTTCACAACAGATGGCCACTGGCTTTCCAACATTCTTGATGGTATGCCAAGCATTCTTTGTCCAGTCATCTGGTTTGCATTTGATGGCCTTCTGTTTTTTGACATGAATGACTTGTCCAAGACTGGATGCCATAGCAGCTGCCAGTTCCTTTCCATGGGTGGATTGATGATGATAAAAGAAAGCACCATAATCACCACCACCTGCATTCAGATGCATTGCCAGATATACCATCTTGCAATCAAACCGACTTGAATAGTCATTCACTCTGATATGTCTTTGTGTGTATGTTCCATCAGACAATGGAATCACTTGATGGCCCAAGTCCATCAATCGCTGTTCCAATATCAAAGCAAGATACCCAGTCCAATGTGCTTCCTTCTCATCATTGGATATCTGACCATCTTGATTGATGTCAAAACTGGCCCCACGGTCATCCACTTTGGATGGCTTGCCAGCGTGCTGTCTGTCTATGAATATTAACATGTCTCTATAATATCATGAATACAGTTCCATTTACACAAGTCTTGGATTCACCAATGGATTCGATTCAAGATGAAGGATGAACCTCCATTGTCCATTGTTCCATGACTTGGACACCACTTGGCACTTGTGTTCATTCAATCCAAACTGTGTACTGGAGAAGGATATAACATCACCAACTTCCAAGTATCCGAATGCTGGGAATGCTTGTACTTCGATTCCATAGGCACCAAGACCACTGATTCTGATTTTGTCTCTGGCTATTCTGTATGCTGTGTTCATATCCCATACAAAGGGCAGTTCCAACACCACTTCACGCAATCCGAATCTGGAATAGCTAAGGTCTGAGACCGGGTCTTTTGCCAAGAATGGATTGACATCTTTGGCACTGACAGTTGGGTCAATGGTGATTGTGGACAAGAAGTGATTGTTCTGGCCTTCATATCCATACTTGACTGTGACTTTGTTCACTGGCTCCACATCCAATGGCTGGAGACCAGTCACCACTTGGAACATTCCTGATTCCAGAATGTGGAATGATGGATTCACTTGTTCTGATTGATAGTACAGATTCAATCTTGGTTCAATACCATCTGGTCCGTTGAACACCTCGATTGGAAGATTGGCAATGATGTTTTCTTGCATCCAGTCCAAAGCAATGACTTCTGGGTCATTCACATACCCACCGAACTTGTAACGGTTCAAAACTGCTCTCAGTCCTTCCCATGCACTTCTGTTGAACTGGAGACCAGTCAGTTCCAGAAGATAAATGCACAGATTGCCACCACCAGACAAAGATTGTCCAGTAATTGGGTCTTGTCCACCTTCACCATGTCCGGCCCATGAACACCAGAATGTTTGGTCTTCATCCAGTGCTGGTGTGAATCCATTGTCCACCAATACACTTCCAGATTGATATGTGGTGTAGCTGTACATAGAACCATCTGCATTGGTGTCTGTTATGACATAGTTGGTGAAGTTTCCACCATCTTGGTCATATATTGTGATTCTGGATGCATCCACTTCACCCATGGCAATGATTAGTTTGATCTCCAGATTCACACCAGTTCCAGTTGTGTCGATGATATATGTGGGTGTCACTTTGGCATCTTGTAAGACTTCGAATGACTTGGATGTGTCTCTGATGTACCATTCACCCAATGCACCAAAGACCCATGGAACATATTTTCCAACCGGGTATTGAATCATTCTTCCAAGTGTTGCAGCTCGTTGGTCTAGCCCAGGGAACACAAATGGGTCAATCTCAAAACTGTTGGCCAACAACTTTCTTTTGGTGACATTCAAACCATTCTCGATGCTGAAGATGATATTGCCCATCGACTTTGTTGGTGTTCCAATGATTGGGTCCACCACCTTTCCTGCAAACAATGGAATCTTGTCTTGTTCTGTGAATGATGTTTTGCCATTGGAGACCATCACCATTGACAACACAGATGGTGCCAGTTCCAGTGTTCGATTGGCCAACCATTCTGCAATCCAGTTCACATCATCAAAGACCACTTCAATGGATACACTGTTGGCTTCAATATTGAACCCCACAATGTCAGTCTGTTGTTCGATACTTGGGTCACCCAGTCCACCATTGTATCTGTGTGTTTCTCCTGTCAATGTGTCTTCAATGTCAATGGGTATGGTGCTGAATCTGTATGTCTTGCCAAGATAGTCAATGGTCAACAGATAGCACAGTTCTTTTCCTTGGATGTCATCTGGATGGAGTCTCATTATTCAACCTCAATCAATGTAACTGTGGCCAGTCTGAACATTTCATCTTGTTCTTCTTCACCCAGTACAGATTCCAAGGTCACACCACCAGACATTCTGACCATTGCATGGTTATAGTATCTGTTGAAGATGAAGAAGCCATCTTCATCTGTGTCCTTTGGAATGGATGGAAGATACACAACTGGCTTCTGTTCACTGAGATGTTGACAGATTCCCAACATACCAAAGACAGCATCTCCATAGTTGGCAATAGGCATGGCACCACTGGCTTGACTGAACTGCCAGAAGTCTGGATTCAGTTCATAGATGGTCCGACTGTCCACAGGTTCTGTCCATGCCACTTGGAACGTTCTTCTGCCTTCTGACTGCTTGCGGGCATAGTACATTCCATCATTGGTGGTGTATGATTGGACATTGGGTTCATAGTTGATTGACCGGCCCCGTTGGTATTGTGGTGCCATGAAGTAGATTGAACCAAAGACCATGGTGCCAATCTGATAGTATCCTTCGAGGGTGTCTTGTGTTGGAATCTCGATTGCATAGGCCACTTCACCTGCACCGGCTGCAGCTTGGAATGATTCAGCAACAATGGTCACACTGTCTGGAATCAGATTGATTGTTCCACTGGTTGGAAGTGTCGTTGGGTCCACCAGTTCACTGTCAAAGACCAACACAGCACTTTTGGCATCTGAAGTCTTGGTCCACAGTCCTTCACTGTTTTGTACTATCTTCACAATGTACTTGTTTTCACCATCCACCAATTCTGCTCTCCATCCAACACATTCACCATATTTCAGATAGATGTTCTTGGTCAGGTTGTCTGGAACGAGTGTTGCACCAACTCTTTCAAAGCTACCAGACAGACCAGTTGATACATCGATGGACACAGCTGTTGACCAACTTGAACCATTCCATGTCTTCAATGTGGCTGTCTTCCAGTTGATGTTTGACAGATGGAGACCAACAACATCATTCAGACCAAGATTCTTTTCATTGGATTTGGTCACCGGGTCTGTGTACCATGCAATCCGTTCTGTGGATGCATCATCAACACTTCTCCACACCACCCTTGGAGACAAAGCAACTTCATGGAACATGTGGTCAATTGGATAATCATATCTAGGTTCAATCTTGTACTGGTCTCCAGCTCTGGCTGGTGCATCTTTGGCACTCAGTAACAGACCACCATCAATGTATGTATAATCACCATAAGATGGATATACAGCACCACGCAATTCAGCATTTGGTTCACCAATACCACCTGCTGAAACATGCATTTCTGACCAGTATGATTCAAAAGACCCAATCGACAGATGGCCCCATTCAAACAAAGTAGTGATCCCCGGTGCCTGCGTTCCAAGTGTCACATCCACTTCTGTCCACACCTTGGCTTGTTTTTCATCCCATTCACGGAAGTACACTTTGACTTTGGTTCCATCTTGGAACACCATGAATTCATGTGTGGATGTCAAGTCGAAGTTCTCTGTATGCAGTGTTGAACTGTGGTCCAAGATTCTGAATCCACCCACAGCAAAACGAATCCGCAAAGTGAAACTGTTGCTGCCATCTGTGGACTGGACTTTGAACAGAATATTGTCAGCTGTCAATGTGGAATTGGTTTCCACTCGCATCTTGAATCTGTAGAATGTGTCATGATACACACTTGGTGTATATCTGTAATATCTTGTATTAGCACTTGTTTGGATTCTCAGACCCTCCGATTGGATGACATGTGAACCGGCTCCAGTTGTGCTGTATGTGGATGAAGTGTCTGGTGTCTGATTATGAATCCAGTTGTATTCAAAACCATAATACTGATTTCTGTCTGGTTGCTGTTCTCGTTCTGGATGCTGAACTGAAGACCATCCACCAAGATACAATCCACCAAGACTGAGACCAGTTGAACCACTGGTGGTGTTCACTGCCAAGAATGTTCTTCCTTCCCACACTGCTGCTTTGATGTTTTTCAAGTCTGTACCTGAACCACCTTGGAACACAATGGTCTGTGCTACACCACTTGTGAACCCTTCACTGGTCTGTTGCCAACTGGAGCCAAGGTCTTTGGACTGGAAGCCATACAAGTCACCAGTTGTATCTCGGACAACAATGAAGATGGTTTCATCTTGGTACCAACAAGCCAGTGTTCCATCCACCAATGTGTCACCAGAAGCTGTGCAGAATGTCAAAACACCACTGGAGACATCCACTTCATATTCAGATGTATATGAAGTAGTCGCTGCAGCAATACCGGGATTGGGTATCTTGATGAATGACAGTGTATCTGTGGCACTGAGATAAGCAAAACCCTGTTGACCATTGGGCAATGCAACCCCAACAGGGAATGCATATTCTTCACCATAGAAGCCAAGTGCATAAAAGCTTGTTCCACTGTCTCTGGATACAAACTGGACCAATTTATTGTCACCAAGTGATGTGACCTTGGAACGGATACCAACAACCAAAGTGATGATGTCATCTGATACAATCAGATTGGCAGTGTCCAAGTGGTTCCCGGTACTGGCACTGACATCAATATAGTTGTCCACCAATGCCCTTCTGGATATCTCTTGCCAACTGTCACCACCATCTGAACTTCTCCACACAAACAGATTGACCACATCGATGTTGGTATAGTTGAAGAAGGTCACAATGATTGAACCATCTTTCAAGACTGCAATGCATGGTTTGGCTGTGTTGGCTGGTGAACTGGCCAATGTGGTGGTCAACAATGTGTCCAGTGTTTCAATGCTGCCATTCTGTTTCTGTCTTCTGACTGTGATTGTGTACACACCAGAATTCACCAACTCTGTGATCCAATACAATGTTCCATCTTTGGATGCTGTGATTCCATAGTCTGAATAGCTTGCTGTGGTATTGGTGAAGTTCAGATACTTCCAATCTGTGATGACATTGTTGGCATTCTGTGAACACTTGACATCATCAGAACCAGAAAAGACAAAACTGGCCTTCTCACCTGGTGTGCCACCCTCGACAGTTTCAACAGTGATGTCTTGAGACTGTGAACCGGCCATTGCCAAAGACAATCCAGTGTATGACTGACTTGGAAGGGCCACACCAGCTCTGGAATTCTGTTGTGTGAATGTGGACTGTTCTGGCCAAATGTTATCTTTTGTTATGTTGATGGTTGGAACCAATAGTCCACGCATCTTGTCTGGTGTTGTGTTTGCCATATCAATATGCCCTTATTCCGGTTTGTTTTGGTTGTCTGAATCCGATTTCTTTGGTGAATCTTCCAAAGTGCTTGAATGGTTGCACCACCACCACTTGTTCTTGTGGTGCTGTACCTTGGGATAACTGTTTGACACCTTCTTCACCACCGATTCTGCGAACTGTGGCACGGTCCAAGACTGCTTCACCCCTCAGGACTCTGGCTGGCATCTCATCTGGTGCCATACCACCCATATGGAATGTGGCTTGTGGTGGCTGTTGTGCCATGACAACTGCTGTCTGTGCTGCTCCAGTTCCAATGGCTGTGGCAATCATGGCTGCTCTGGCTACTGGTGGATATGCCAAAGCTTCTGTGACTGCCTTGGCAGTGTTGAAGGCAATTTCACCAACTGCTGCAGCTTGATTCATTCTGAACAATCCCATGATGGTCTTCTGGTTGGCTCTTCCATTGTCCATGGCAGCTTGTAGAACTGCACTGCTGAATTCACTGAAGGCACCAGACAAAGCACTTGAATTGGCCATGTCTGTGTTGAAGATGTCCATCTTCAGTTGCTTTTGTCGCTTGAGATTCTCTTCAGCAATGATTGCGTTGGCCATCTCCACATTCTTGGCTGTTTCACCCAGTTCTTTGATTCTGGTCATCTCACGTTCAAAAGCTAGTTCATCTTGTTCTGACTTGGTCAAGAATGTCGATTCAGACAACTTGGACAGTTCATTGGTGGCATCTTGTTGTTTGTGGAACCGTTCCATGTCCAGTTCAATCAATCTTCTCAGTGCATCTTCTTCTTCATGTGATGTGTCCACAGTCTCTTTTTTGGCCTTGGTCACCTTCTTGGCAGCTGCAGCTGCTTCTTCATTGGCATCAGACAACTCTTTTTCAAGTGTCACCATGTCTGTTGCCAGTTGAACTGCTTCTTCCTGCATCTTCAAAAGGACATCACGTTCTTGAGTTTGTTGGTTCAGTTGTACAGTCAAGATGTTCAAAAGTTCATACAGTTCTTGTTGTGCTTTTAGATTCTTCCCAGTCAAGTCCACTTTGTTGTCAATGGCATCATTCTGAAGTTGTAACAATTTCAACTCTTCAATCATTTCATCTGACAAGATGGCACGTTCACCCATTGCATAAGCAGACAACAGTTCATTGACTGCTTTTGTCTGAAGTTTGGTCTTTTCAATGGTTTGTTCTGCTGCTTCTATGTTTCCACGGAATGATTCATTGGCAGCTTCTCCAGCCTTCTCCAAATTATATTCATATTCTGTGATTTGACCTGTTAGAAGTGCATATTCATTGCGCATATCTCTGAGCTTGCTTGCTGCATCTGTCAAGTTGGCTTCTTGTTCTTGTTGGGTCTGAATCAATGCTTGTTGTGCATCTCGTAGCCTCAATGTCAATTGTCGTGCATCTTCAATTTCTTGTTGATATGACATGTAGCCAAGTGTCACAGCACCCACAGCAGCAGCTGCAGCCAACACAATTGGATTCAATGCAGTAAATGACATGGTCAGTCCTTCAGTCACTGCAAAAGCATCTGCAAGGCCATCAGCAGCTTCAGCCAACTGGGGATTGACACCACGCAATGCAAGACCAATGGAACTGAACCCACGGTCAATGTCACCACTGGATTCAGCAACACGTTCCATTCTGTCTTCAGCTCTTCTGGCACTGTCTGCCAAGTCATCAAAACTGTCTGCACCCCTTTTGGCAGCATTGGATGCTTCTTTGGCTGCCTTCTTGGATGCTTCAGCACTCTTTTGGGCTGCCTTTTCAGCTTGCTTCAGTTGCCGGTCCAAGGCTGCAACCATCTTCTTGGCTTCTTGGTCTGTGATGTTGGGAATGGTCTTCAGCTTAGCAATCAAGTCTTGTAAGTTTGCTTTATAACTGATTTGAATCGACTTCTTCTCTTCTGCCATGGGTCACACTCTCTTCATCAAGTCATCTGCCAATGCTTTGACAACTCGATTTGCTGTTTTTCGATGGGGTTTGACCAGTGTTTCTGTGGCAACTCTCCTTCCCTGCGGTTGGACAATGTCTCTGGACTGGTAGTTCTCTGAATCAATACCATATTTTATCATATAGCTATATGGAGCTGTATTCTTTAAAAACACGACAAAGTTCCCATTGGCATCCACTTTCATTCCACGTTGGAACTTCTTCCAAGATTCTTTGGATGTTTTACGGAAGAAGACAATGTTTCCCTGGTCATCAGTTCTGATTTGTGGTTTCCGCTTTGGCCAGTCTCTGACAGCTTCCTTCTCTATTCTGGCCAACTCTTCTTCCATAATCTTTCCAGCATTGGGTGCCACAGTATGCAAGAACCCCATGAACATGTCTTGCATATCTTGGTTCACTGTGACTGTGGCATTTCCTCTGGTGTATGACTTCATTGCATTCTCTTGGATATCATTGCTTCCATTCTAGCAGTTTTAATCCGTTCTTGTCGTGTTCTTCTTTCATCTGGTGATTCACAATGAAGTCTGTATTCAGCCAATACTTTGGTCTTGGTCGGTTGGTCCAATGTGTGGAACCAATCTGGATGTTGGTTCCAACGCATTGCAATCCGCATGGCCATCAAGTCAAAAGAACCGGACCGACCTATGAAAAATTTGCAGTGTCTTCCACATCTTGTTCTGTGGGGATTGTCTTCATCATCTCCACCAAGATGGTTGTTCCTTGTTCATAAATGGAACCCGGTGTCATTCCAGCTTCTAACAATCTTTCCATGACCTTGAATCCAAACTGAATGGGGTCTCCACTGTGGACTGGATAGGCTGGAAGACATTTTGAATGGTCAACTGCAACAGCAATGGCAGCTGCACACAGTCTTCCAAGTTGTGCTCTGTTGGG